AAAGACATTTCCACCTTTAACAACATTGCTCTCAGCTGTTACAACGATATAACCCATATTACAAATAGGAACACTCGCTCCGATTGCGTAATCTGTTGCAGTTGTTGAATTGTAAGCGTTTGTTTGTGTATGTTTACGGACTGTAAAACCTACAAAAGCATCTCCTACTAAAGTAAATGGCTTAACACCTGTAGCTGTTCTTGCAAGTGGTACACCAAAACCTGCAACTGCTGTGTCTAAGATTGCATCTGTTACATTGTTTACCTGTAGCGTGTCGATTTGACCTGCATAGCGTTTGTTTGCGTATAGTGATACGCCTGATTGTACGATTGTGCTCATTATTTAACCCCTCTGTTTTTTCTAGCTTCTGCCGCGATTGCGTTCAAGTCATTTGAAAAATTCCCTGTGCGTGGCGTTGCTTTTTTGTCATTTACGACACCTTTATAACCATCTTTTTGAGCTTTTTTAGCTACTTTTGCTTGGTCAACTGAAATTCGATATACAGTTTTTAAAGTTGCTTTATCAAAACTATCAAAACTATGTTTATCTCCTGTGATTGCTTTTAAAATCTCTTTACGCTTTGCATCGTTAGACTTTTCTTTAGTCTCGATTTCTAACTCTTCCGCATCTTCTGAAATTTCAACAGACTCAGAAGCCATTTCCTCTGCTTCTTCCATCGTTACCATTCCGGTAAGTTGTTCTTGAAGTGCTAGTAACTCAGATGTTTTCTCTTCGATCATCTTCGCAAGTTCTTCTTTGCTTGCCTCAGCGTCTTGAGTTTTTTTCTCAGCCTCTTCGACTTTTTCCATAGCTTCGTCTTTCGACTTTTGAAGCTCTGTTACATATTTTGTTAATTCCGCTTCATCCATAGAAACCGAACGCCCATCAACTTGAATTTTAATCATAGTTGTAACTCCTTTTTTATCTAAATTTAATTTGCACGCGTTTCCGCAACGCCCCTCGTCTACAACCGCCACATGGTTAACTCTTATGTTTCTTTGAACATAGTCATAACTTTCACCGTTGTAATCTCCGCTCTCTTTAACTAAATCACGAGTGTAACCTGCTGATAGCTCCCGTTTGCCATTCTTAATATTTTCTATCAAGTCAGGGTCGGTGATTGTTGCTTTCGCTATGATGTAAGTTTCGTCGTTGATTTTTTTAGAGATTGCTTCGGACACATTGCCCCGCGTTAGCACCTTGTAACTGTCTGTAGTCACTATGCCGTCGTCTGGGTGGTTATCTGTTATGATTGAACCATTATATGAAGAGAGAGACGCTACAACCTCATCTTCTGGACGATATACTTTTATAACTCTTGTAGCATCATCGCCTTGTAAACCTAATTCAGAGCCTAAATATTCTTGAATACCACTTCTAGCACAAATACCGCTAACACGCATAAAACCGCTATCTGGGCATATTTCGTATTTGATTGTTTTTGCGTCTGTATTGAGTTTATCTTTCCATTCTAAATCTAAGGGCTCAACCGTCTCATTGTTTAGAATAATGTCGAAATCTGGAATATTTACTTTTTCAAAATCAACTCCTTTGCCGTTGTATGTAATTGTCATGTGCGGAATATATGTATCGTAATCGTAGGTAGCTCCAGCTTCCATACATTCGTTAAACCTTTTTGCTAATTCATCACTATTAAACTTTAAAACATACGCTCCTTCGTCTCCAAGTTGCTCTATTCCTATCAAGTTGTCTTTTGAAATAACAATCTCGTCTGTGTTCGGGTCTCTTTCGAATTCTTTTCTCGAATATGAAATAGTTGAGTGTAAATCATCGCTGTTGAGAACATCTATGCCTTGTTTTTTAAACCAATCATAAACTTCTTTGCTATTTTTTACTTTTACCGATACATATGTTCCCATAGTTTTTTTCATTTTTAAAAAGTAGTTGGCTGCGCAACGCCTCTTATGATGCACATAAACCCTTTTTGTAGGTCAGTAGCACCAGTCGCTATCCATCTTTGGTCGTTAGTCTTTACAGACTTCATCTTCTCAACTAAAGCACCACATTTTTCAGCAAGTTCTTTAGCTTCATTCATTAAGTCAATCTCTTCTTGAGATAAGTCTCTGTAACCTTTAATTTTTTCGTGTTGGTCTTTCATAGTATTCCTTAGAAATTTATACGCTATTTTAGAATAACTAAAGAATTTAGTAAAAATTACATAAATATTTATATTTTTATGTTATAATTTCTAATATTTGCATAAAGGATAATAATGAGTAAACCTGTCTATATAAGCCAGAATGTTTTTAAAAAACTTGAATACGAAAAGGTAAAAGACGGCAGAACATTAAAAGCTATTGTTGATAGTGCTTTGTTGATGTATATTGATTTTAAAAACAGTGAAAGATTGTTAAATAAAGGACAAAAATGAAAACAGTAAAACAAGAACTTAAGTTTTGCAAAGAGTGTGGTCGTGCTACATTGCACTTAAAGAACGGGAAAAAGATTAATTGGTTGCTTCATATCTTCTTAATGATAGTCACGGCTGGGTTATGGATTGTCCCTTTTGTAATTATTCTTATATTGGGTATGAATGTTTGGGATAGTGAGAAGTGGACTTGTAGTGTTTGTGGGAGTAAAGTATGATTGAGCCAGAAATATTAGATTTTTTATCATGTAACATTGAAATTAAAGAGATGGTGGTTGGCGGTATAGTATATAATGATGGTTTTGAAGTTATTGGTTTTACTTGCGACAAAGATGTATTAAAAATAAGGATTAAAGATTTTACTCTGGATGATATTATGCCAGTGCCTATTATTCTAAAGAAAGATAATAAAACGATGATGCTAGAAGAATGTTTTGGCGATGGCAAAGATATTTTAGCTACAAGATATGGGATAAATGAAGACTTCAAAAAAATTATAGTTTTGTAGTTAATCCACCACATACCTAGCAACACAGGTGCATCCTATCTTTTGACCGGGGAAAATATACTCCCCGTCAACCAAAAGCCCTTTATTTAAATCGAATCCTTTACCATCAGCCTTTATATGGCTTTCTCTTGGTGTGTAGTTCTCAGTTTTAGATGATTTAGTTTTAACCCATTCCGCTTTAGTTATCCCTGCCTGTTCTGCTCTCGCTTTTGATAGGTTAGCATTTACTGTAGCCGTCTGATCTCTAGCTATGAATTTAGCGCGCTTCTTAGTCGCTCCTGTTGCCTCTTGTATCTTCTTGCCAAGTGTTGCAAAGTCCTCGCCATTCATCACACCGTTATAAACTAAGTTCTCAATCTTATCAAAGTAATCATCGCTAATTGATTTAATTAAATTTACTTGATTTTGAATAGCTATGTTTGAAAAGTCTTTTAAGCCCGATTTTGTAAGCTCTGATGCTAAGTCAATTCCTAAAGCCTTAAAAGCCCCGTTCATCTCTTTTTCGTTATAAGAGTTAATTCTTTGGTAAAACCGTTTAGCCAGTCTTTGAGTCATACGAATAGGAAACCGTGCTAAGTAAGCATCTCTAAGGGAATTTATCTTTGTTCTTAAGTCTGTGCCCGGTGCATCGGTTTGTTGCCTCAACTCTCTAAGTATTTGGTCTTGATGTTCTTCTAGCCATCTCGCACGGACTAAAAGAGCGTTACGGTATTGAGCTTCAATCTTTCGGCTCTCTCTTATTGGTCGTGTTTTTTTAGGCATTTGCGCTCTCGTCGTGTTCTGCCCAAATAAAATTAATTCCGTATGCGCATGAAGCATTGTCTAAATTTTCAACTACTATCAAATAATCTGTATTTTTCTTCAAAACCCTACCGCCTGCTACACTTGGCGATGAAGATTCAGTATTCGCACCACTTCCGGTAATCGGCACGAATGTACCAGATATTTTTAAGCCATTATCTGAAACGGTAGGCGTATCAAATAAAAGCATATTGCTAGTATCTGCGAAGTTTCTATTAAGATTAGTTTGTGCAGTTATAGGAGTTCCATCTGCTGTTATAGTCGGAGCTTCATATAGCGATATTCTAATTTTTCCCTTTTGAAAGTTGCCTCCGAAAGAATGGAAGTGTATTTCTTTGTCTGAAACGCGTCCTAACAATGAGATAGAAGATTCCAAAGCGATTGTTCCATCTTTGTCTAAGCTATATGCTTTGCCCTCATGTATAGCTGTGTTAAGTTCTGTCGTTGTTCCTAATAGCCCTAATTTATCTTTAGTAGTCGTTCCCATTTTCTTCCCCCTCAATTTCAAATGATTCTAGCTCAAAACCTTGAGCAACTTCTTGCTCTTGGTCGCTGTCTATCAAGCCATATTTAACCATTCTATTAGCTATAACTCTATCGCTCACTTGCATAGTTTGCATATTCGCAAGCATGTTTGTATTGATTTGTCTAATTTCTGCGTCTTCTTTTTCACTCTTTGGAAATGGATTAACCCACTCATATTCCGAAACCTCATAGCCGTTTGAAATAGCTATAATCTTATCAACTTTATAAAGGAATGGGTCGATATTAATTTCTCTAATAGCTGTTAATCTATCACTAAAAATTGAAAGGTCACTATCTCCCGTTGCGTTCATTCCGTCAGGGCTTTGTCCTAAAAAGATTGTAGCTGGAATTTCCGCCGCTGCTGCAATACGCTTAAGTGATTGAATATCCATTGCATCGAAACCACTAAAATGTTGCGTGATACGCTCATAAGTTTCTGAATTTTGTCCGTTGTACCCTGCATCTTTTACCCACGTGTTAAGTGTACTCATAGCACTTTGAGCTATTCTTATTCGTTCTTTAACTGCTTCTTCTTGCCCGTTCTTTATCATATTTGCAAGGTTAGGAATACCCATTATGTCAACAGTTGCTTTTTTCATCATATTAGCTACTGAGCTTAAGAAAGTATCATCTGCGATAAGTTGTCTGTAAATGATTTCTATTTGAGAGACGCCCCAATACTGTTCATTAACTGCTTCATCGTGTGGAAGTGAGTTTGTAATGAACTTATGGCATCGTGACGGGTGGTATCTTGCCGTGTGATTTCCGACAGTTACTAGATAATATTCAGGCTCTAAGTAGTTGTCTTCAAACGGGTTAGTATTGATTTGGCTATAAGTTGTTTTCCATCTATCAACAACGACAATTCTTTTAAATCCGTTCGGCTTGATTTTGTTTAGGTCCAAAGGCATATCCGGTGCTTGCCCGTCGTCAACAATCATCACAGCAAGAGAGCCGCCGAAGAGGTTAGCCCACTTTATAGCTTCGGATGTAACTGCTTTGAGATTAAGGCGTTTTTCTTCTTTGGCTACTTCATCATTTTCGCATTTTCTCCAGCCCTTTACGGCATAATCGGCAGGAATGGCAACGGCTTTCTTAACCCAGATGTTAGAGCGATACATTCTTTGCAACATTGTGTAGTTTCTAGTTACATAGTTCACAAAGCCCATCATCCCAGTAGCTAAGATGTCTTTTTCGCCACCGATACCGCTCAATGCATCTCTTAACCCGTCGTTTGAAAGTCCACCTTTTGCGTGTGTTCGGTTTGCTCTTCTACCTCTAGCCATTATGAAAGCCTTTTGTTTTTACCAAATTATAGCACATTTCTTACCACCAAGTATTGCTATGTCCAACATCTGCAAAGCTTAACATTAACGCATCTGCAATATTTGGAGATTTTATGCCTCTTTTTTTCATATCTTTTTTAGACTCAATTTGTATTTTTCCATTAGAATTAAAAAAATATAAAGGTTGTGATAGTTCAGAAGCTAATATGCTGTTATTGGGTATAGATATTATATCATCTGTATCAAAATGTTCTCCATTTGTATATTTATATGTTTTAATAAATCTATCTCGCATAAGCCACCACAATTCAGCTTTTAAATTAATGAAAGTTTCTTTTTTTGTCTTGTCTCCATACTCTCCATGTGTCGGACTTTCAGCCACGCTTATAGCATTAGTTTCTATTCCATCATGGCCAATCATATTTAGAGTTCCTTTTACACCTGCTCCCACCCCTATGCTGTCATAATTTAAATATTTAGCATTGTATTCTTTACAATACTGCAAAGCTTTCATTGTAGTTTGAGCTGTATCTATTCCACTCCACTCGTCGATAAATATTACTTTCGAACCTTTTCTTATAACAATAGCGTTTTTATCTTCACCATCATCTGCTATGTCTAACCCTGCAACGATATCGCCGCTTTCATCGATATCTAGGTTTATAGCACTAATAACATTTTTATTTGCTATGACTATATTTGGAAGAGAAGCTGCATAATCTATATCGTACTCTTGTGCAAATACTATCTCTCCTACCTCTTCTATTTTTTTATCTCTCCAAGCGTTATTTTTTCTAGGGTCATCTTTCCAATGGAATGTAAATTTTTTAACTTTTCCACCTACTGCTTTTTGATGAAAAGGATTTCCTAATCCGTTAGGAGTTGATATGTCTATTTGTACATCAGTATTAGCAACTAAAGAGGCTTCAATCAATTCTGGTCTTTCATAAAACGCTGATTCATCTTTGAAATATATTGAAGTTCTACCACCACGACCGATATTATCTCCGCTTTCGCCTGTTATAATTGCTCCGTTTTCAGGATTAATGAATTTCATATATGATAAATGTGTATCTATATTAAAGCCATTTGGTAAAAAAAACTTGGGCAAGTATCTAATAAGCATACGACCTTTTTCTAATATTGACGATGGGTCTCCAAGCTTATCCACAAAATCGGCTTTACGACTTCCAAATCCTGCACTAAATCCATCTTCATAAATCCATTTGTGAAGACTCCATGCAATAGCTAACCAACTCATCCCACTATCACGAGACTTCTCGCATATACCATTTTCGCTATTATTATATCTATCCTCTAAGAAATTGACAAATTCTTTTTGTCTTTCGAATAAAATCATAGGTATAATTTTTTCAGATTTCAAACGTGGATCGTAAGTCATTACCCAGTCATTTATAAACTCGACAGGCTTGTCTTTGTAGTAGGCTTTAGCTATTTGTCGATTATATTGAGATTTATTTATCTCTTGTAGTGCCAGTAGCTTTTCTTTTGTAGTCATTTTTTTAAAATATCTAAATAGGCGTTTGTAATGTCTTTATTGTTCATATTTTCTATGTCTATATTATTTTGAACTGCATTTGTGTTTTGGATATTTACTTGACTGTTTGCGTGACGCTGTGAGACTCCTAGAGTGATTGATGTTTTATCTACTGTATCACTTAATGCTTTAAGGTCTTGAGCACTTTCTGTAACTTCTAGCATTTCATTTGCTTTAGATATTATTCTCTCACTCACTCCATATACTAAGTTTTTTCGTCTTATTCTGTCATTCACTTCTTTATCAAAACATTCACTTTGATATTCACTTTCCTTTGAAAGCTCCGATTTTATGGCTACAACAGTATTCACTTTGTCTTTATATTTTGGAGTTATGCCTTTGCATATTTTGTTTATAGTCGCTGGGCTACAACTATAATCTTTTGATAATTGGTTTTGGCTTTTACCTATGTGATAATCAGCTAGTATTTTATCTTTGATATCTTGTGTTAATCTAGCCATACCCTAAACCTCTCCCTCAAAATCAAAAAGCGTCAATCTTTTCTTGTCCCATTCGCTCTTAAACTCTCTTAGCTTCCACACGGGCATATCATATAAAAAGTTAAGTTCTGTTTCTAAGTTATGTAGTTTTGTCATTTCCAGCCATTCAAGTATATCGTCTCTTTTGTGAGTGTCATAGCAATATTGTATTATTGCGTCGGCTATTGCTTCTATATCGTCTATTATGTCGAATAGGTCATAATAAATATAGAGAAGTTCATCCTTCACATTATCATCCTTTTTAAACTCACTACTACCTTGAAAATGGATGAGAAAAACAAGGCAGTTATGAACTTAGCTCCCATATTATACCATCTTTTTGTTGAAATATCTTCTCAAAGCGTAGTTCCTCATAAGAGAAGCTACTGTGTATATTGTCGTTATCTGCAGACTAACGCTGTGCGACTGCTCTCTACCCCGTAAATAGGTAAAATGGTATAGGCTAGTATGTATGAAACGACAAAGCCTGTGAAAGTGTTTATGTTTGCTTCTATGAAGCTTTGCGTGCGGGTTTGCATTAGAATAGACTCCCTTGTACTCTCTCTAGTCTTTCATCTGCAAACCTTTACCATAAACCTACCGTTGCCCTCATAAATCAGATAAGTTTTTCGTAGGTCGTCCATAGTGTAACTGCTTGCGTCAACTGTTTTTGATAGACCGTTTTTTAAGTTAGTGATTTTGAGTTTCATAGTGCATACCTTTTTTTGATTATTTGGCACAGTTCTTTGAGTTCGTTCTCTGATAGCTGTTTTATCATATTTTTTATTTTTGTCTTATAGCCAATTTTTCTCATTTTACACATCCGTCGTAAATGTCTTGCAGCATTTCTCTCGTTATATTAAACTCATCGCAGCTATGCTCATCATCAACTATTTGAGATTTTTTTAGACACAACAAGCTTAAATCCTCATCTTCAACAATTTCGCAAAAAGCACATAGTTCACATCGTGGCTTAATTGTTTTCTTTTTGCCGTCAAACTTATAAACAACAACCTTTTTAATCGGCTCATCTGTTTTGTTTAGTAGCTCTTTTTTGTTTCCCTTTAGCGGGAATCCGTCTGTTAGTTTTTTCATTCATCATCCTTTTTTTAAATTACCCTAATTATATACTAAACTAAAAGCTATTTCCTTGACCGATATCAATTATCAAAAAGAATTTTACTTTTGATGTATTCTCGATAAATTTCATCCGCAAAGTCATTCTGAATCTCCATACCAAAAGTCTCTCTCCAGCGCTTTGGGCTTCCGTGCGGACTTAACTCTCCGTTTCTGTGATGTTCACTCCCGCATAAGGGTATCAGTCGCTTATGATTTTTCTTGTCCGTGCTATGTAACTTAACGTGATGCCACTCTACCGGGTCGTTTGGGTTTATCTTCCCGCATACAAAGCATTTATAACTTTGGGCTTGTAACCATTCGAGGTATTTCTTATCTTCTGTCGTGATCTTCTTTTTGTTTTTGCCGTTGTATTTTGGCTTTATGCGATTAGCTTTTATTTTAATTCCCATATCTCCACCTCTATTCTTGGATTAATATCGTATCTCTTAGTGATATTTAGCTCTGCTATTTGACTATCGTTATCATATGCTATTCCCTCTAAGCAGTCCTTAACTCCTTTTGCAAGATTATCGCAGTCTGGTTTTTTGATATGGTATTGACCTATAATTGCCTCACGTTTGATTTTTGATAACGAGGCGGGTATCTGCATTAAAAAATCTATTTTCATCGAAATAGCCCCCTTAAAATGACTTTTACATAGCAAAGGTGCTAACTGCTCTAATGTTTTTTTATATGCTTGATACTCATTTGGATAATATACTCCAAATTTTGCAACACGTGGGCGGGGCGTTGGTTTTGGCGTGATGTTAAATGTTATCTTCATCGTCATACTCTTTGTGAATTATATAGGTGCTACCGTCTGGCTCGAAACAAGTCGATATGTCAAGCTCAATCTCGTAATCACAATCTCTGTTTATGCATATCTCGATATCCCAGTCCCACATGTGACCGTAAAGTATTAAGATTGAATCTTGTTTGCATTTTGGACAGTTTTTCATCTTATCTCCTTAAAATAAAGTATCATTTCTTTTTACAGGTTTATATAATTGTCGAATCAACGTCCGCATAGTATTTATCTCTATGCCATTACCAGCAATCTTATAACTTTGAGTTGGAGAGTTCACAAGCCTAATGTCTTCGTCTCTCAAACCCATCAGTCTAAAGCATTCAGTTTCTGTCAATCTTCTAATTCTAAAATCTTGTATGACTTTTTCACGACTTCCACTACCTTCACTTGAAGTTAAAGCACGAGTGCATCTACTATCTTCACTATATACTTTTTGTTCAAAGTGCCATCCATAAGGTGTTTTACCTTTCAAAGGGTTAGATATATCTTCATCTTTAACTATAACACCTTGATTACAAGCACAGTCTAAAGTCTGAGCTACACCTTTACCTACTCTACCTCTTCTAGTTTTAGAACTAGGATGAGTAAAGTTTATACTATCATTTTCAGTAGCTATTTCAAATCCACATGCCGTAGCACTTTTAACGCCTACCTCAAAAGAAGTAGGCATAAGCACTTTGGGTTGTCTGTTGCCCCCCCCCATTGTTGTCATAGTAGGACAAATACCATCTATATCATAAACTCGCTTTGTTGAGTCTGCACCTTTTATATCTAACTCCCCGACTTGGATTAAAATAGCATTGTCGGATGAGTTTAGCGCACCATTTGCCCTTAAGCAGTTTGCAATATCATCTTTACTTTTTGGCTTCCACTCGAAGCCATTGCCGTTAGCCTTATGTCTTTCAGTATGTGAAATAAACCCATCTATCATTTTTTGACTAAGATAATATTTTTCATCAACTTCATCTTCAAGATAGTCTTTAAGTCTTTTTATAAGCGGTATCGGCTCTGCAAAGTGAAAGTTATGATAAGCCTCTTCATCTAAAAAGCCAACTATAAAAACTCTCTCTCTATTTTGTGCAGTTCCGCACTCTTTAGCATTTACAACGCTGGATGCTATTAAATAACCTAGTTCTTGAAAAGTGTCTATCACTTCTTTGTAGTCTGCCCCTTTATTTGAAGACAACAAACCTTTTACATTTTCAAAAATAAAGACTTTCGGCTTCATCTCTTCTAAAACTCTAGCACCGTGTCGAAACAAAGATGATTTTTCGCCCAAAAAGCCTTTGCGCTTACCGGCTAATGATAAGTCTTGGCACGGGCTTCCAAAAACAAATAAGTCTATTTTGTCTCTGTACGGCGTAGCGTCTAAGTCTTGTATGTCCTCATAAAACTTACTCGTAGGCTCTCCATGAAACTCAAGATACTGTTTACGAGCATACTTATCAATTTCACATGCCGCAATGTGATTAAATTCCAAATTTTCATATTTTAGAGCAAAATCAATAGCAGATAATCCACCAGTAAATGCTGTTGCTACTCTTATCATCTTATCTCCCTATCATCTTTTTAACTTCATAGCTTATCGCTGGTTGATTGTATTTTGTCGTAAGTGCTTTTTTTATGACCGCTTCGATCTTGTCTATCACTTCTTTTGAGCTTAATGCAAGTCTTATGCCTATAAGCCACTCTCCGCCGCCCAATTCGTTTAGCACGTAAAGCTCTTTGTCTGTATATGTCTTTGTTCCATCGGTTCGCTCTAGTTGCTTATATGGCACGTTTATAAAAAACTCTCTGTCACTTGGATGTTTTTCACGGCTCTTAGCTGTATAGTCAAGCATAGAGCAACATTCGGCGTAAAACTTATCGTACATTGCCTTAGCTTGTTCGCGTGTACCCTCTAATAGTCTATCGGTTTTTTCTGATTTGTATTTTTCTGAAATATCCAAAACCGCTTTTATTCCGTTGCCGTATGAGTCCACTTTTAAAACTTCTTTGTAAAATTCCATATATTTTTCTATTGGGACTTGGTCTATCGCTTCGTTGATCGTTTCGTAGTTAAACGGGTTTGCGTCAATTTTTAGCGAACTTACTATCGCTTTTGATAGTTCTTGCTTAGTTAAGCTCATTATGTCTGCCTTTGTTTTGATTTTCTCTCTCTGCTTGTTTTATAAGCTCGTCCTGTAGGCTAAAGCCTTGCTCTTTCATTCGATAATAATTATCAATTGAATTGTCTATGGCTTCTTTGTCTTGTTGTTTGAAACTTTTAGGTTGAGATTGCTGTTTAGGCTCAAATAATCCTTGCCAACCGTTCATAATTGAAGTGTTGATTATTAAAACATGGGAATCAATATGATTAGATAAAAAACTTATTTGCTCTTTTATCATAGTTGATGTTAATTTCCTTTTTATCTCAGACCTGTATAAAACCCATTTTTTCCAAGCGTTTTTATCTAGCCAATCAGGTAAGTGATGGTTAATTTGATGGTTAATTATAAGTGATGGTTCAAGTAGTTCGCCTTTTGGTACTTTGCCCCCCTCCCCTAGTTCGCCTTTTGGTACTTTGGTAGTCATACTTTTGGTACTTTGGGTTTCGTCTTTTGGTAGTTCGCCTTTTGGTACTTTGGTAGTCATACTTTTGGTACTTTGGGTTTCGTCTTTTGGTAGTTCGCCTTTTGGTGCTTTGGTAAATAAGTCTTCAAACATTTCCATATCTTCAAAGTCTAAAAAGTCTTTATTATGATGAGGATATATCAAAAATTTATTTGATGTTTTGCTTCCATTTTTTCGACTTCTTTGTTTTCTAAATAGATACTGCTTCTCTTCTAAAACACCGAGCCATTTCGCCAAAGAATTTTTACTCATTGAAGTTTTCTTCATTAATGCGTTCCAAGATGGAAAACATACGCCGCTATCATTTGCGCTATCTGCAATAGCCAACATTAAGAGCTTCTCATTGCCCTTTATACTCTCATCATTAAAAACTAATGTCATTTGTTTTATGCTCATTTTACACCCTTTACTTTATTTATTTGCGCAGATAGAAAGTTTAATATATTGTCATTTTCATATAAATCTAAGTGAATGTCATTACAAATAAAAATATCGTGTTTTGTATTTATTATTGTAAACTCTGAACATTCTAAGACATTAAATTCTTCTTGGTAGTAATCTGCCCTATCTATCCCATATATAATACTTCCCTCCGCCATATCCTCTCTACATATTTTCTCAGTAAAGTCAACTAAGATATTATCAATAGGCTTTAACTCACACATAGTAAATTTTTCGAGAGGAGTTAGCTCCTGCTCTGCGTCAATTGTTGGAAAAACTAATATATGAGAACATAGTTTATATTTTCCACATAAGTGTGTGGCTAGTCTGCTTGCCACGTTTTTTGATTGACCGACATATAAGCATATGTCATTATTGTATATCGCATAAACGCCTGATATTTTTTCTTCATAATCTGACTTTTTAAACTCTTTGTCTATTTGATAGTACAACTTCTTTTGCTCTTTGTTTTTTCTAAAGAAACTAAACATTCTATAGCCTTTTTGGTTGCCGTTTGTGTCTTAGAAGTGAAATTATTAGGGAGGGAGTTTTGGCGGGCTTCCTCTTTCAAGCTTCTAGTTAAAACACTCATAGCGAGGTTGCCCGCCAAGGTTTGCTACTATGAGTATTTTAAATAAGAGCCGTCTTTGTTGCCTAGCAAGCCGAAGTTCCTAGACGTGAATTAGCATTGTACCACAAAAGAGTAAAAAACCCTAATGTGATTGTATTTTTTTAATGGTTGCTATTTTTAATACTTTATTAAATCTGTGGGTCTAAAATACTTTATCATCGCAAAATCAAAATTCATAGTTGTTGACCAATAGCACTTAACGACTATAAAATTATTTGTGTTTGGGTACTCTTTTGGTTTTAAAATTTTAATAGCTTTAGCAAAGGCATAATTTGGCGAAGTCCTATGTCTATAAATAGAGTCTATTTTTATATCTTGTGCTCTCATCTCACACCTCCAATCTATACTCAGCAATATAGCTTCCATTTCCGATATTTACTTGCTTAGATATTACATCATACCCAGCACGTTTTAAATCGCTTACACGGCTTCTTAAGTTCATACCGAAGCCAAGATATTGAGCTTCCAAACAAGTAAGACTTTTACCTGTTTGAAGATACGCTAATACCTTGCTATTTTGTGAGTCTGTTTTAAAACTTTTTATTTTTCCTTGCATTTTTCATCCTTTTTTAAATAGTTATCGTCTGAATATAAACCCGCCAAGTTCACCCTGTAACCTCTGCAGCTCTCTTATGTCGTTAGAGAAAACAGAAGTATCTTTTTGTTTTAGTTCCCATTCATAGTTGGTCATAATTATCCTTTTTAATTATATAATTATCTACGAAACTTTTCATAGTCGGTCTTGATACAAAATATTTTCTACTAAGAAAAGAAACGCTTGCACCTTTGTCATAGTCTTTCTTTATATCTTGTAACGATTCTTTAAGTCTTTTTTGTGTTGGACTCATTTATTGCTCCTTTATTTTTAAAATTATACAATCTTCAAGCTTAAAGTAAAATTACAGTATTTGTAAAATAGTTTACGATAATTAATAATACTTTAAGATTTATTCTGTTAAACTGCTCTTATCGGTTTGAAAAAATCAAGTTAATTCACTTACTTAAAATCCTTAAAGGTAGAGTTTGCAAGGCTTCTCTATAAAAAAGAAATGCGATTAACTTTTTAAGAGTGCTATGACAATTATAAGTCAATATCAAGATGAGCTATAGCGTGGCGTAAATTGGTAGTACTCTTTAAAGGATAAATGTTAACTTTTGATGTTGGTGTATATTCTGAAAGTCGGGGCAAAACTTGCAAGTTGGTATAGGTAATAAAGATTTCACAAAGATAATAAATGTTAGTTTTTAAAGTTTTTATAAAAGGATGAAAAATGGATTTAAATTTTAAGTGGGCTGAAAAGCAAAGTAGAGGAAGAGTTCCTGCACAAGATGGAGCCATAGCAAGGATTTCGGTTAATAGGAACGGAACACAAAAAGGCGAGGAGAGAAGATCTCTTAACATTGTAATATATGAAAAAATGATTGATATTACGAGGCTTATCGCGGGTGATTTGGTTGAGATTGGTTTTGATAAAACTGCAAGATTGATAGCAGTTAAAAGAACGAAATCTGACAATGGATATAAGCTTTCAAGAATGGGAAAGACGCTTAGGACTCAAATTTCAGACACCGCTTACCCGTTTATACACGAAACGATTTATATAAAAAAAGAACACTTCTTTGAGCAGGAGGGGATGTTTATTTTTAACTTAAATTCGTTCAGTGTAAAAATCAAATAAGGATGAGAAGATGATATTAAAGAGATGGGATACAAAAGAGGTTATTTTTGAGTTAGAATGTTCAAGCTGGGAAGAACTTTTAAAAGGTGCTTTAAAAGCAAAAATTAGTTTTTACAGGGCAGACTTTAGAGGTAGCAACTTTAGAGGTAGCAACTTTAGTGGTAGCGATTTTAGAGGTAGCAACTTTAGTTATAGCAACTTTAGTGGTAGCGATTTTAGAGGTAGCGACTTTAGTGATAGCAACTTTAGTGGTAGCGATTTTAGAGGTAGCAACTTTAGTGATAGCAACTTTAGTGATAGCAACTTTAGTGGTAGCGATTTTAGAGGTAGCAACTTTAGTTATAGCGATTTTAGAGGTAGCGACTTTAGTGGTAGCGACTTTAGTGATAGCAACTTTAGTGGTAGCAACTTTAGTTATAGCAACTTTAGTGATAGCAACTTTAGTTATAGCAACTTTAGTGATAGCAACTTTAGTTATAGCGACTTTAGTGATAGCAACTTTAGTGGTAGCGACTTTAGTGGTAGCGACTTTAGAGGTAGCAACTTTAGTTATAGCAACTTTAGTGATAGCAACTTTAGTTATAGCAACTTTAGTGATAGCAACTTTAGTGGTAGCGATTTTAGAGGTAGCAACTTTAGTGATAGCAACTTTAGTTATAGCAACTTTAGTGGTAGCAACTTTAGTTATAACAACTTTAGAGGTAGCAACTTTAGTGATAGCAACTTTAGTGGTAGCGACTTTAGAGGTAGCAACTTTAGTGGTAGCAACTTTAGTGATAGCAACTTTAGTGGTAGCGACTTTAGTGGTAGCAACTTTAGTTATAGCAACTTTAGTT